GGAACAACAACTCTGGATCTACAACTGCAAAGATTGTGTCATCACTTGGGAAATCTCCCCCGAGATTCGTCAAACTGGGATTGAATTTGCTAAAGGAGATGAGAAGTTTATCGCCCATCAGAAATTCCAGCAGGACCTTTTCTTCCCTGTTCTCCGGATGATGAATCGGGGAGTAGCACTGGATAGGAAGGAAAGGGAGCACGTTAAAATCGGTCTCCTTGCCACCCAAACAGATCGACAAGCTAAGCTAGATTACGTTGCCGGAGGTCCACTTAACCCCCGTTCCTCAACACAACTAATTAAGCTCTTCTACCACGACTTAAAGCTCCCGGTTATCCGCGCGTTGCAAACTGAAGCTATAACAACGAATTCCCCCGCAATGGCGCAAATTGCCTTGCGAGAGCCAGTTCTCAAACCCCTTTGCATCCTTATCACCGAGCTTCGTTCGATTGGGGTTTTCCTTAAAACCTTTATCAACGCTGACCTGGATTACGACAACCGCATGCGATGCGCGTTCTCGGTTGCGGGGCCAATTACTTATCGCTTTGCTTCCTCGGGGAATGCCTTTGGTAGTGGGATGAACCTTCAAAACATCCCTACCGAAGAAAAGCAAAAAATTAAAGACCCCGACTACATCAAACTCCCCAACATCCGAAAGCTCTTCATCCCCGATCCCGGGATGCTTTTCTTCGACATGGACTTGGACCGGGCGGATTTGCAAGTAGTAGCGTGGGAAGCGGATGATGATATTCTCAAGCTCGCCCTCCGAAACAACCTTGATATCCACCTTGTTAATGCTTGTGATATTTTTGATATCAAGGGAATTCCCTACGACGAGTTAAGCGAAGATCATCCGAATTATAAAGAACATCGGGCAAAGATTGGGAAAGCGAATCGGGACAAGTCGAAAAAGGGCGCACACGCGGTGGATTACGGAGTAGGTGATTACAAGCTTGCTTTGGAACTAAACATCTCCCGGCACGAAGCTGCGAAATTCATCGCCAGGTGGTTTGCAATGCATCCTGGGATTAAGAAGTGGCATCAAAGGACGGAGAAGCAAATGCACCAACAAGGCTATGTAACGAATATCTTCGGCGCCAGGCTTTATCAGTTTGGAGATTATGATCTTCCCGAAGCCCTTGGCTGGCAACCGCAGAGTGTAGTTGCGCGTGTTATCAACCAAGCCCTCATCAACATTGACGCTGCCCAGCAACGAGGGGAGACCAACATCGAACTTCTCCTCCAAGTTCACGACTCCCTCGCTGGCCAGTTCCCCATTGAAGAAAAGGAGCAAAGCTTGATTCTACTCAATAAACTCTCTCGAATCGAGATTCCTTACCCCGATCCATTAATCATCCCTGTCGGGATCAAAACCTCTGAAAGAAGCTGGGGGGATGCGAAATGATTCAGAGAAGAGAATTCCTTTCCGGGCTTTTCGTCGCTCCGGCGATTGTGCATGCGGAGAATTTGATGAAGATTCGGGTGCCAGAGAAAGAAATAATAACTGCACACATTTATGGATTTTCCGATGCAGATATTGCCTATTTCAAAGCACACCACGAAAGAGTACACCCAGGAATTGAATTAGTTTTAATTAAATACCTCCCAGGAGTGACAGAGCGTATTAAAACATTGGTTTTCAAAAACTAACCCCAAAATGTCAAATCTCGATCGAGAACTCCCAGATTGGTTGTCAGAGTTTGTAGAGAATTCCAAATGGGGAGAGGCGCCGGTTCATATGTACTTTTGGGTGGGGGTAGCAACAATCGCCGCCGCGCTTCGCCGAAAAGTTTGGATCGATATGGGGACTTTTATCTGGCGGCCAAATCTTTACACCCTAATTGTCGCACCGCCCGGGATCGTGTCGAAAGGAAGCACAGCCGACCTCGGCATGCGACTTCTCCGTGCCCTCCCTGAAATCCGATTCGGCCCCTCGACCCTCACCTGGCAATCCCTCTACGATGCCTTTGTCGAAGTCGGGGAAGAGTTTGAAGTCTCTGATACGGAGGTCCAAACTCAATTCCCTCTCGTCATTAACTCTCCCGAGTTTGGGATAACTCTCAACACCAAAGACCTCGAAATGATTGACCAACTTGTCCACATCTGGGACGGGGTGGAAATGAGGAAGAGGACTCGGAAGGATGGGGAGTTGAAGATTCCGACCCCCTCCTTAAATATCATCGCTTGCACAACCCCAGACTGGATAGCGGACAACTTTGGGCGTTATCTAATTGGAGGTGGATTAACCTCCCGCATGCTTTTCATCTATGCGGATGCGAAGTCAAAATATATTGCATACCCCCAAGACCACCTGCCAGAAGATTACACAGTAAGGCAAGAAAAGCTAATCCGTGACCTCGGCCGGATTGCGCAGTTGGTGGGGAAATTTACCCTGACTAAGGAAGTCCGAGAATGGGGACAAGCTTGGTACGAGGATTTTCATAAAAATCAAGCAAAGAAGCTAGACGCGACTTTGATCGGGGGATACATTGCACGGAAGCAGACCCTTGTACACAAGGTCGCCATGGTCCTTGCGGTTTCCCAGAATAATTCCCTGGTAATCGACCTCCCTATTATCAAACGCGCAGTGGCTCTTCTCGATGAGTTGGAGAAGAGTATGCCGAATGTGTATTCCCGCATGGGTGCTAGCGCCGACTCTCAAGGGGCAGACCAAGTTCTAAGCGTTATTCGCCGCTACGGAGGAAAGATGCCATTTTCCATCCTCTACCGCGCTATGCATAAACTCTATCCAGACTCGGACAAGTTCGATAAAATCCTAATCGGACTTCAAGACGCTGGGTATATTGGGCTCTCCCGTGAAACTGGGATGGTTTTTCTAACGGAGGTGAAATGAGCGGAGTCCGTTATGAAACTTTGTTCCTACGAATCATCGCTAATACGGAAGAGCCCACCAGCGAACAAGGCTGCTGGATCTGGAAGAAAAGAAAAGATCGCTGGGGTTATGGGAGAATGGAAGTTTATATCCCGGGGCTAGGAAAAACTAAAACACTAATGGTCCACCTCGTTTCCTGGCTTTGGTTAGAAGCCAAATGTGAAAATGCAAATGACCTTTGGCTAGCCTATCGAGAATTTCGCGAGAGCGGACTAGAACTAGATCACACTTGTGTAAACTCCGCTTGTTGCCGCCCGGATTGTTTAGAGCCTGTCCCAGGTAAAATAAACAACCAACGCAAGCTGGAAAGAATCTTGGAGAAAAGGAAATGACTGCCCCAATTGGAAGCCTTTTTACCAAGATACTTAACGAAGGCTATTGCTGTCCACATGCCTATCTTCGCCTATGTCGTGCTCGCGGGGAGGACAGACATGAAATGGGAGCTAATCTAAACCAATCCTACCACACTATTTGTTATCACTACAAAGCCTTGAAAAGGGGGGAGCGCCCCTGCTTAAACCGTGAAGACTGCATGCTCCCAATTGTCACTCAAATCGAACAAGAAGAAAAAAAGCCCTCCGAAGAGGGCTAAAGGACGAGATTTCTTTACCTCAAACGGGGCCGTAGTAAGTCACGTTGAGAATTGCACCAGCGGTCTGTGCGATGACACGGAAAGCCGAAATGCTAACCGAGTCGTAACGAAGCTCAGAGCCCACCGCCAGGGGCTGCCCCACCGTCGCAGACGGGTTCACTCCGTCATCTCGCCAGCGCACTGCCTGGGCCGCTGGGATGATGAGGGCAAGCGAAGTGCCATCCGGGACCGTCAACGCAGTCGCAGCATCAATCGACCCCGCTGCAAACTGTTGATATCCCTTCGCCCGCAACCCCCAAAGACTATTCACACCTGACATTTCATTCCCCTTTCAAGGCCGCAGCCCAAAAATAGATAAGAGCTTCTCGGTAAATCCAAACTTAACCGCGGCCAGCCCTACCATAATTACAAGAACGTAGAAGCCTAACCTTCTCAACCCCCGCCCAATCGTCCGATCAATTTTCCCTCCCCAGATATCAAAGAAGTTATCCGCAAACTTTTCATCGAGAAGAACTCCTCTAAGTCGGTCAATCACAATCACCGCAGATTTCTCCGCGATGTAATCTGCCATTTCCCTTTCGGCCTGTGTGAGGCCTTTAGCTGTATCACTCATTTTTAAGTACCTCTTGTAAAATACAGGCCACGAAAAGTGCGGCGATTAGACTAAACCAAGTCATGGGGAGGCCGATTGCAACATCGCAGAGGTTCTGCCCCGGGAGTAGTTTCGGCGGGGGTTGGTTCATTGGGAAGGCTAATCGACAACTGCGTTGAATCGATTCGAAATACCCCCAAAGGCAAACTAAGGTTAAACCCAGCCCACCTTTTGAACCTATCTTCCCACCTAGATAAGCCCAAAGCCCGGCGGCTTCTACCCCATACCAAACATATTCCCAAGCAGCTTGGCTATGCCCAAATGTCGAAGCAAGTACACCCGGCATAAGGTGGGTTAAAGCTGCCAAGCCGAATAGGAAGAAAATCATTCTTCCCCCTGGCCTCCTCCGATGGAGGCTTTGTTTTTATTACTCTTCAAATATCCGACAAATCGTTGCCACAGCCGAGAAACCAAATCAAGAAAAACATCCAACACGGTCTTTTCCATTTTAATCTCCTTAGGAAATTGCAGGCATTGTGGGCGCGAGGACATAGGCTATTCTAATCGACCACCCAGGGAAGAGAAGAAAAGCTCCGGCGAGTAAGCCAGCCAGGTAAAAATTTGTCCCATCAGGGGAGAGAGAAATTGTAGTCACTGTCCCCCCGGAGGTAATAAAAAGCATTGGGGTTACCCCAGTGTTGGCTATTGTCATCGGGGAACCGGTAGCTGGGACGGAAGCTACTGCACCTCGATTAGCAACAAAAGAGGAAGGGGATGTTTCCATTTAAGTCTCCACGAGGCAGTTATTTAACTTCATAAGAGGCAGTAATACCAAATGTTACTGCCCCCGAAGCCGAAGACACAAAATCAAGAGATAGACGATCGTTGGTAGTATCTGCTGTTACTAAAAGTGGCCGGACTTCTAATATACCAGTAGACGCACCCGTCCCGGCGGCATCTGTGGAAACAGTAAAATTACTAGGTATTGGAATTGAAACACCTACCGACGTAGCGACTCCGATACTTGTAATAGTAAATGTTACGGTACAGCTAAGCGTAACTACATTGCCTATGCGGTGATATTTTGTGGCACCACCGCCGGCTGCGGAGCAATTTGCTACGGCGGTAACGGTAGCTGTAGATGTACCACCTAATACCAACCCAGCCGGAGTTCCAGTAATAGTAATAGTGTCCGCAGCAGCATTCCCAAGAGTCACATTTCCATCAAAAGTCGCGGCTCCGGTATGTGCACTAGTTCCAGATACAGTTAAGTTTGTTAACGCACTTGTACCCGAGGCTGTTAAGCTGGTTAAAGTCCCGACACTGGTGAGGGAAGACGCAGTAACCCCCGCTGCAAGAGTTGCGCCGGTCAAGGTGCCCGCAGGTGCGGTACCAGTTATATTTCCTGTCAAGTTTCCTGTAATCGCACCAGTCACCCCGAGTGTCCCGGGGATGGTAACAGCCCCCGCTGTAGAGATGCGAAACGCGTTAGACGTACCAGGACTTCCAGATGCGGATATTACAAAAGCATCCGAGTCGCTATTGTCAGCGCCCACGGCCCAAGACGCGGTTGCATTCACTATGAATGCCGCATAAGGATCCCCACCACCAGCTTGTGCAGTTAGCACTATTGCCGCTAGCGCACCACCACTGGCATCTGTGTTTGTTATAGATATAAAATTACCAGCCCCGGAAGACGCCGAAGTTTGTAAAAACCCCTGCCCTGCTACGGTGCTTGTAATAAGCCCAGAAGTTGTCAAGCTAGTAAGTGTGCCCACGCTAGTGAGGGAAGACGCCGTGACACCCGCCGCCAAAGTCGCACCAGTTAGTGTACCCGCCGCAGCAGTAACCGTAATGTTAGCTGTCCCATCAAAGTTCGTGCCGTTGATCTGTCGTGCGGTTTGCAAAGCTGCTGCAGTCGCTGCGTTACCCGTAGTACTGCCACTAGAACCTGACACATTGCCGGTTACATTACCCGTTAGCGCGGCTGTAATTCCCCCCGTGACACTTAACGTCCCTGGGATAGACACAGCACCCGCCGTTGATATTTGTAAGCGCTTATTACTAAGTATTGCTGAGCCCGCGCCTATATAGAATTCATCGCTTACTGTATTATCACAACCGACAAACCAGTTTTGAACGCCGCTTACTGACAATTGTAAATACGGTGTTCCTGCCGAAGCACCACCCACAAGGGCAGCCAAGCCGGCATCAGATGTAGCAGTATTACTTGTATTTGATATTAGTAGGCTATTTCCTGCGCCACTATTGGAAGAACTTTGTGTAAACCCAACTCCAGTTCCTGTACTAGAGAAGTTTGCGGCTCCCGTAACTAGGCCGGTTACCCCTAAAGTTCCAGGAATAGTTATAGCACCTGCCGTTGAAATTCGAATGGCATTATTTGTTCCCGGAGTGCCACTCATAGAGATGACGAATGCGTTACTGTCGCTATTATCTAGGCCTGAAGTCCATTGAGTTCCCGCGGATTCTAGATAGGCTATATAGGAGTCCCCACCCCCGTTTGCTGCGGTTAAGCCAATTGCAGCAAATGCGGATGCCCCTGCATTTGTATTTGTAATTTGAATGAAATTTCCACTGGCTCCGGAGGAGCTTTGGAGAAAACTATTTCCAGTAGCTGTGCTAGAGAGTAAATTGTTAAAACTTAGTCCATTAGGGATACTTGCAGCGCTGCTATTAATAGTTAACGCGTCCCCTGCGGCGTTGCCAATGGTAGCTGTGCCATTAGAGGTAAAGGCGGTATTAACTGTTAAAGTATCAACAGCTAGTGTATTTATTGCTGTAGGTCCGACAAGGGTCCCTACGGTAAGGGTTGTAATTGTTAAACTTCCAACTGCGGTAGCTTGGTTAAAAGCAATATACTGCCCCGCTGCGTTTGCATCCGCTGCTCCGGTGTGCTTGAAGCCCCCCATCGGGAGATTGGCTGTCGGTACATTTTGCCCATCTTTTGCAACGGCATTGGAAATACCTGACGCTACATCACTCGTTAGGCCGTTGTAACGAGTGGCATCAATAACGGTCCCATTAACTTCGGGACTATAAGCGGGGGGAAGTACATAACTCCCGGCACCATTCCAAGGCATCTCATTGCTCCTTTTGCTGGGTAAAGGGGAGCATTGCCCCCTGTGCGGTTAGGAGTTTCCTAACGGCTGGATCAAACATAGCGATTTCTTGCAAGGCGCGCAGGCGTTCGGGGGTGGGATGTGCAAGCGCGTCTGCGATTTCTTTGAAGTATTGCTCCTGGGTTGCCGCAGAAGCTCGCATGCCGATTGCACGTAAGGGACGCGCAGTAGCATCAAGGGCACTTGTGGGCCGATTCCCCCCAGTTCCCGGAGCCCCCTGAAAGTTTTGAAGCAGATCCGCGGCTTGAAGAGGTTGTTTGACTTGGGCAGGATTAACCCCAGCCGAGCTAAGCAACTCGTCTAGGTTTTGGTCCAGGCGGGAGCCGGGAAGGCCACGAACAGTTTCCCCTGGGTTGGTTGAACCACCCTCCAACCTACGCTGGAGAAGTGCCCGTGCAACTTCCTTTTTATCTACGGCGGAATTGCCAAGGATGGAAGAATCTCCCAGGTCAAACATTGTTCCTTGAATCGGATTCCTTGGACCGCCCGTTTGCGTAGGGGAGGGTCCTTGATCCCGAACAATATTCTCCAACCGACTAGCGGGCGTAGGGGAAACTACGTTTGGATTCCTATCCGCAAGCTTCCCCATCGTACCCTCTTGGGCGGGGGTAACAACCTGCCGGGAAAACGAACCATAATCTTCCATAGCTTCGCGAAAATCTTTTGAAATTCTACCGAGGTGTTGCTCTGCGTCTTGGATAGCGGTTTTCAAGTCATTAGCGTTAATCGACCGTCCGGTAGACGCGGTTAAGGTAGGTGGATTTTCCTTTAACCGCTTAAGCTGGAAGGAAAGCTGTTGCAAGTCCGTAACAAAGTCTGTTCCATTAGGGCGGACAAGCTGCTGTGCGACTTGACGATAAGCATCCGCAACTTCTGGGGATTGTGTTCTACGTGCAGTACGAAGAAGTCCAGCATAGATTTGAGAGACCGCTTGGGGAGGAACGGCTTTATTTGCCAGACGATTAGTCACGGCGCTCGTGCGGAGTTCTCGAAGATTCCCCAAATTCGCATTCGCCGCATCTGCGACTTCGTTTGCTACTGCGTTGGGATTAACTGGGGGGCCAACACGGTTAAGAAACTCCTCTCCGGCATTTTGCAAATCTTGGACTCGGCCTGCCGTGCGGGTTTTAAGTAGCTCTCCCCCTGTATTATTCCGAGCTTCTAGCGCCAAAGCCAGAAGTTGGTTTTGGTCAGGAAAAGCCTCTGCAAGGGTTCCTGTTTGCATTCCCCCTTGCTGCATAGTTTGGATGTTTCGGCCAGCTTGAGGAAAGTCAGCCCCTTGTGAAGCTTCTCGCAGGGCAGCTTGACCAGAGGTTTGCTTCGGGCCAAGGCCAAAGCCAATTCCCGCACCGGCTCCAGCACCAGCCAAGAGACTGGCTACTTTTCGGAGAATGGGATTTTGCTCTTTAAGGGCTTCAGAAGTTGCGGCCGAGGCTACACCACCTCCGGCACCAGAAAGGGCACTTATCCCTAGGTTTCTCAACCCACCAGCACCACCCGAAATCAACCCCCCACCAGCGCCTTCCATCCCTCGATACCAAAGTCCCGGCTGGGCAGGGAGAGTTTGATCCAAAGCTTGTGTCGCAATTTCCCCACCGGGCTTACCTAACCCAGACATTTGCATGAAGGGGAGATTCTGTAATGCACTGATTCCCGTTTCAACTGCCCCCCTACCCAAGGCTTTTGCAGATTCTCCTGCAAAACCGAGAACATCCAGCAGAGGGGGTCTATTCCCATGCTCTGCCCCTTGTCGGGATTGGACTTGTTTAAGCTGGGTAACCTGCTCGGGGGAAAGCGTCTCTGGCATTTCTACCAAAGTCCCGTCTGGCATTTTCACAATAGGCATTATTTCCCCCCTTTCTGTCGTTTCAGGTAATCATCGAGGGAAATTGGCTCCGCCGGCGCTTGGTGATTTTGTACTGCGGGGACGTTGACAAGTCCTGGTTCAATTTTGGGAACAGTAAAGCCAATCGCCTGTCCTTTAAACAAGTCCCGGGCGTACGGAGTTTCTAGATTCTTCGACTGGTGATTCACATATTCATTAAACGTTTCGAGTTCTTTAACCGCAAGGTTGTCATAAATATCCAACATCTGAACAAGCGCAGTTGGGTCGGTGTTGATTGAGCCCTTGATCCGTTCCAGCCGTTTTACATCCTCGCCGGTAACGGGGGCGAGAGCCCGAGCACTTGCAAGGATAGCGTTGCCAAGAGACATTTGCAGTTGTTCTGTGGGAGCGGTTGCTGGCGCCTCAATGCCAAAAGCTTGGGCTACTTTTCTAATTCCTTGTTTAAGCTCCTCTCCCCCACCCGCTTGAGCACCATTTACAAGAGCTTCTCTTGCTGTCTTGTTATGAGCGATGGATTCCTTCGCAATCTGGGCACGTTCCCGACGGAGTTTTAGATCCTGTTGCAGAGAATCGAGAACGGCCTGTCCTTCCATCCCTGGGATTTTGTTAGTAACATTCGTAGTTACCTTAGTCCCCTCGGGCTCGAATTTAAGGGTCTTTTCCCCTTTTCGATTGGTATCCACAGCATATGGCTTGCCCGTTGGGGATGTTCCAAATTCAGGTGAAGGGATGGGGGGAGGACTCCACTGCCCAGGAAGAGTTTGAGAAGCGATAGCATCGGCAGACGCAGTGGGATCAGTATCCTTAGTCGCGTTGCTCCACTGATTCACTCGATCTTGATACTGCTTACCCCAGTCTTCTCCTAGTTTCCGGTTCTGAGAGAACTTGGCTGCGAGAGCTTTTACGATGGCGGCTTTGGGATCCGTTTGGAAAAGGGTAGCCAAGTCCCCCGACTCAGTTTGAGAAGCTGTTGCAGCACGTTGCTGCACTTCCCCCAAACCTTCCTCTGCCTTCCCTCCCATCTTAGTCCCAAGGTACATTTGCAAAACCGGAGCAAGAGCGGCAAGGGGACTTTGCCTAATCGCATGCCCCGAAATCATTTCTGTAGGCCGATTCCCTCCCTGCATTCCCTGCATTTGCAATGCCTCTGCCATTTTTCGCTGCCGCTGTAGACGTTGAATCTCAGCTAGGTATTCGGGGGGCAGGTCATTCATTTCCATTGCAATTCCTCAATAATCGCAGAGTCTACAGCCGTTTTTCTTTGGAGATATTGCTCGTACAACTCGGGATACTTTTCCTTGGTGTATTCAATTCGGTCTTCGGACTCGTGGGAATACGCAGTGCAATCATAGCAATCCAAGGAGGAGTGTTTGATCTTGAAATGCTCCGGGATCACCATTTTTGTTCTGAGATAGGTGAAAAGTTCTAAGTCAGTCCAGGTTTCAATGGGGTGGAGGTGGGTAACACCATTTATTACTTGTCCATGCCGCATTGCGCCTTTGTGGGTTTCTGTATTACGCTGGCCCGTAATCAGGTGTGTTATTCCTAGCTCCTGCACTCGATTATTAAGTGGATGGGAAATATTCTCGTAGCAACAGTTCAAATATGGCTGAATGGTTACCGGCTTTTTTCCGGAGAACGACTGACCCAAGCGAGTCCAGCGAATTGGGACCACATCCGCCGGGATTCCATTAACCTCATTTTGAAAAGCTCGATTGGAAGCAATCTCGATAAAGTTGGGGCAAAGTGTCTTGGCCTGCTCTACTAATTCTAATGTTTCTGGATAGTTTTTCCCCGTATTTACCCAGAGAACAGTTATTTCAGGAAGTTGGGCCTGGCTTAACCAAAGGCAAGCCCAGGAGTCCTTACCACCAGAGAAAGCCAAGGCGGTTTTCATTAGAAGTACATGGCTGCGGCCATGGCTAATTGACCCATTGTGCCAGTAGTTGCGTTATCCTGCCCAACCTGTGCGTTATACGCACCTAACTGCCCCATATATTGATTGTTGTAAGCACCCATAATGTCAGGGGCTTGGAGATTGGGAGTGGGCGAGGACCCTGCTCCTTGTGGCATTTGCACTTGGGATCCACTCCGCAACGCGTTAAGCTCATTTAGCGGCTGATTCCTCTGCTGGAGAATCTCAGCAATCGATTGATTCCTGGCCTGGTTTCCAAACTGCCCGGCGGTTAGTTGGTTTTGGAACCCTTGCTGAGCGACGGAATTTAGCTGCTGGCCAAGGGACATGTTATTAGCAAAAGTCCTGTCCGCATTCCCTTGTTGGTTTTGGAAATTGGCTTGGAGTGCGTTATTCCTCGCCGCATCTATTGTTCCTTGATTTTGGAACAGTTGCTGTGCCGCTCCAGTTTGATTTTGAAAGTTTTGTTGCCCGACTTGATTCCGCGCCGCTTCCATAGCTGCTTGGTTTTGAAACGCTTGTTGGGCGGAAGCTGATTGGGTTTGGAAGTTTTGTAGCGCGGCTTGATTTCTCGCAGATTCGGCTGTGCCTTGGTTCTGGAATAGCTGCTGGGCTGCGCTAGATTGATTCTGGAAATTCCCCTGAGAGGCCGCGTTTCTTGCGGCTTCAATTGCAGCTTGATTTTGAAAGTTTTGTTGTGCGGAAGAAGATTGATTTTGGAAATTCTGTTGTGCAAGAGCATTTCGGGTCGAATCATTCGCGGACATAACCGCGTTCCGATCCAGCCCAATTTGCCTATCTTGCGCCGCTTGTGCTTGTTGCTGGGAAAAGTCCTGTGCCTGTTGTGAGTTTTGGAAATTTCCGCCCTGGAGTGCTGTAGTAATTTGGGATTGAAGCGCCCCGAGTCGATTTCCAAAGTTGGCTTGTCCAGAGGACACTCCAGCGGAGGTGGCCCTATCTCGTGCATCTGCATACGCGCGATTGCTCGTATCCATGAAGTTAGTCATGGCCTGGTTATACGCAGGAGTTCCGGGGACAAAGCCTTGTTCAGCCAGCCGGGCTTCCATGCTAGATTGTTGTTGTTTAATCGCCGGGTCTAGATATCGAGTCCCTTGGCCATAAATCGCATCCGCAGCTTGCTGGTTAAACTGCATTGGATCAAGCTGCCCAATTTGGGAGTTGTAGCTCTGCAAAGCCTCGTTAACCCCCTGGGAGAGTTGTCCGGGAGAAAGCCCACGTTGAGAAATTTGTTGCAAGTCTTGTGCGTTTAGCTGTGGTGCGTTAACCCCTTGGAAGCTTTGATTCGACGTAAGGTTCGGCGCTTGGATGCCTTGAAAACTTTGGTTTGAACTAACCGTGGGCGCCTGTACTGTCTGGAAGCTCTGGTCTGAAGTTAAATTGGGGGCTTGAATTCCTTGAAAACTCTGTGTCGAGGTTTGATTCGGGACTTGGACGGCTTGGTAAGGCTGGAAGTAATTTGAACTCAGGGAAGCTTGGTTTAAAGAACCCGTTAACGAAGGTGCGCCGGAGAAATCAAGCGGTTGTCCCGCCTGCCCTGCGACTTGATTAGTCATCGCTTGCTGGGCTTGGGTGCTCCGGTCATATAGAGCTTGCTGTTCGGGGGAAAGGGTAGTGGTTTGCGTCCAGATGTCTCGTGTATAATCGTCACGGGACGGAGCTGGAGTTTGTGTTCCTTGCCCCAGCATTTGGCCAAATCTTCCCGACAAGCCAGGAGGGGACTGCTGGCTCTGCCGCCACTGTTCCAAAGCTTGGTTATACCCAGCCTCATCAAAGGTAGGTGCATTTGACCAAGTTTGTGACCCGGTGGGTCCGTAGGAATTAGTCCGCTGTGCGTTTAACGCTTGATCGAACATCTGCATGTTCGCCTGCGTTTGCAACGGAATAGTGGTAGCCGGATCCGGCGAAGCGGGTGCACTACCTGACGATTTTCCCATTAAAGCGACTCCAGATTTTGCAGTTTTCCGGGAACAACGCGAAGATGAGCGTGTCGCCGCTTGGATCTGCTTCCCGGAGTGTCGCTTCGGGGATTGCGCCAAGGCGGCGCACGAGGTTTTGTGAGGGGATATTAACGGAAGAGATAAGGAAAGTCAACCTACGGAGGGCAAGTTGATTAAAGGCGTAGAAGAGGCCGGCTTTGAGGAGGGTTTTGGGGAAAAAGTTGTTTTTGATGGCGAGGTTGACTAGACAGTTTTTGGGGTTGAAGTCGTAGAAGACCAAACCGGCTTGAATTTCTTCTTCGGAAACCCAAGCGAGCGCACGATAACTATTCTCATGCGCTCTTCCCCCTCCTCGTTCCGCAACCCAATCATTGATAATCTCTTTTGGCTCAGAGATTAACATCAATGATCCTTTCCCAGTGTCATACGCAGGTCCGCCCCAAAGAAAGAGACCTCAACTGCGTTGGAAACTACTTGGAGGTACAAGGCCTTCCAAGAGGAATAGATATCGGGAATGTTGCGCCAAGAGTTAGTAACAATACTTGACCCACTCCATAGCGATGTTCCCCAAACTCCACTTCCCCAAAGAGATACACCCCCCGAGAGGAGAACGCTAATGGCATTCGTGACATAAGTCGAATTAAAATCTTGGGAATACCCAATGTTATAAACAAAATTACCGTCTGCTTCGAAATAGGGACGGATGAGTTTGGTTATCTTGTTGCGGGGGTATCCTAGTTGGTTATATGCGGTTAGGAGGGTGCAGGTAATATTTGCACCGAAATCCGCATTCCCGTTTACTCGTGCGACTTTGTTAGTTGCATCGGCCCAGTAGAGTTGACCCCCTAAACGGCCGAAACAAAGAGCTTCCCAGCCGGTAAAGATTGTCCAACCGCCCCCAGTCCCATGCATGCAATACTGCGTACGAACTGGAGTGCTGGGAACATTAACAATGATTAGTGGGATATCCGGTTGAACAATTACTTGCCAGCCCTCATTGGAGAAGAAACTTTGCGCAGCCGCGGAAAAAAGTGGCTGGATTTTATTCGTGATGCTTTGTGTGCGGTTAATAGAGGCAGAAAGGAGGGCACGAGACAGAGGGAAAAGGCCGGCTTCGCAGTTGAATAGGAGGTCGCCTCCGTATTTGAAGAAACACAAGGGACCAAGCGGGCGGCCGATGTAGAAAACACCTTTGAACGCCCAGTCGGCGGGGGTGGCTGGGTCTGTGCCAGAGAAAACTGCAACTTCTCCATTAGATGTAGCAACGGCGAGCAGGTCATCAGGCCCGTTTCCACCATCCACTGTCCAAGTGGCAAGGGCCATCAAATACCCGCCACGGCGGAAGATGGCTCCAAGTTCGTAAGAAACAGGAGCCCCTGCGACAGAGTTAACCGGCAGATAATCCAACGTCATTGTTGACGCGCGGATTAGATAGAGACGTTGTTTGTAGGTTTCGATGTAGGAGTAGATAGATGTAGCTACTGCGCCGAAAACGGGAACAGCAATCCAAACAGCCCCGTCATAGCGCTTGAGCGTATCTACCCCATTAACTACCATTAAATAGTTATTTGCCCCGGTGGCAATCATTGTAGCGATGGTTTTGCCACTTGTTAGTGCGATTGATGCGGCAGGGGCGGCACCGGCAGTAGTTGCATTATAAATCCCTGCGTCAGTGGTTGCCCAAAGTGTTTCCGCACCCCCCGCCGAAGTGTAATTCCAAAGCCGTTTCACGGGATTAGCAAAACCAGTAACATGATTCACTGCGCCGAAACGAGAAGTAATTCGATCAGGATAAGGAATCCAATTCTCCATCATGGGGGAATCTAGCGCAGGCATCCCCATGATGGATGAGATGGCGTTTAGCCCACCAACAGGAGGGGGGAGTGTAGCCGGGACATTTACAATCCGCTTCCCGGCAGAGGGGGATTTATTTTGGTAAGGCAGCATTATACAGTCGGCCAGTTGCCAGCAGGAACCCAGATACCAGGGATTAGTTGAGGTTGCCCACGGTCAAGGAAGAGAACGGGGGAGGTGTCATTGGTTTTATTTCTAGCTACCGAGTCGAGATAATCGTTGTAGTCATCTTGCCAATCTTCCCCTTTAATCTTCTTCCACCGCCATTCAAGGCTTTTCTCGATTACAACATCAGGGAAAAGCATTGTATCGGTGTCGAGAGTGAAGGACTCCTTTGCAATTCCAGTGGTTCCATCGAGGATGCCATAACCAGACATATAGATCAACCCGATTGTGTGCCCGGCTTCGATAACGGGATTGATCAAGAGGTGATTCTGTGCGATTCGATATTGGTAAAGGGGACCGGTGTTGAGAAACGCTTTCAACATTTCCCAAGACGCATCCCCCACCGGGCCAAAAACTGGACGACGGAGAGTTTCATCCCACATAGAAGCTTGGACCAGGGATTTGTAATCTGCCCCAATAAGGGTAGTTAGCAATCCCTGATCTTCCGCCGCAATGGTTGTAAAAGTCCGTCGGATACTTTGCTGCTGCCAACGGAATTCAAGGAGGTCGGTGACAACCTTTTCCATGATTGCTTTGTATTGGATGACACTGGTTTCAGTCACACCAATAATAGCACTAGGGATGGGGAGGCCATACTCCCCACAAAAGCCTTGAACCGTAGCAAGCAGCGATTTGCTCATTTCTTCACCATTCCAGGTTGGGCTTGGGCTTGGGGAAGGAGAAGTTTCATCGCAGCAAGCCCTGCGCTAAGCTCTTCAATCTGCCTTTTCTGTTCTTCAACTTGAAGTTGGAGTTTAGCATTTTGCTCAGCTACGATTCCCTTTGTCTCGGCCTCCATCAACCAGGCCCGAGCTTTCATCTTCATCCCTAAACCACCAATGCCAAGAACGCCAAGAGACCCATCAGGAAGGGCACCCAGATCCTCAACAGTTCTAATATTGGCTTCGATGCAGACTCGTTGTTGGGCGGGGCTAAGGACGGGCCAGCCTTTGATAGGGGTTCCGTTAGGGGGGAGTTCTTCTCCACTTTTCCAGTATTCGTAACCCTTTTTCGCGTCCAGTGCCCAAGAGAGAGGCAGAAGATTTTGCCGAGCTTTTTCATCCCATTCCTTTAGCCATTGAGAGACTTCCTTTTCGACGGTATCCCGAGAGCCCGGGCGTTGGAGGATAACGATATCCACGTCCTTGGGAACGTAGTGACCTTGGGCTTGAGAAGCCGCCCGGTCTTCCACTTGCCTACGTTCGAACTGAATAGCCGGGGGGCGGTCGTCAAGTGATTGCATTTTCGTCCTTTCGATTTTAATAGAAAAAAGCCGGGAAGGCTTTTGCAGCGCTTCCCGGTAACACCATGATTCATCTAGCTTAGGGCTTGCCAGCGGCTTCCCACTGAGCAAGTGTATAACTCCACAACCCAAAGTAATTGCCAGCGGCACAACGGGCGAATTCTTCAGGAACGGTAACATCTCCTTGTGCCCTGCGCCATGCCAACACTTCTGCAAAGAAGCGCTTGTAATCTGGAGTGTCTTCCAAAGTTACAGTGCTCATTATGCAACCTGCCCTTGTACAAACGGTCGGTCGAGATGGACGATACCAAAACCTGTGGGGGTGAAGGTAGCTGTAACGGTTCCCGTTGCCGTCATTGCATTGTTGAGAGTTACCCCTAAGCCACCCGGGTCAATAGAAGAAACGGTGCTAGAGGCGGCAATCCCGGTGCCTGAAACTGCTTGACCAATAAAGCAACCGTTTACCCGAGGCATCTTGAGGAATAACCCCCCATTTTGCGTCGTGCAACCTGCCCGGGTAAAGGCAGAAGCCGCAGCGATAAGGCAAGTTGAGTTGTTAATTTGCAACCCGTTTGCCGCGGTGGGAGTCGCATTCCCAGCTGTACCTTGATAAACCGGACCAGCCGTAGCCGCAACGGAATAACTAACAGGTGCAATTCCAGAACGGAGAACCCAACCCCCCTGCCGGGTTGTAGAACCAGCAGCAAAGCTAGTCAACGCAACATAGACCGGACGGCCAGTGTTCGCAGTAACCGGGTTTACCACGATGTTGAAATCCTTGTCAAGCGCAACAAGTTTTCCGGGCGTGATAGCTGTGGACGAGTTGAGTACCCACAGTAGTTCACAAACCCCCCAGTTGGGGACATTTGTCCCTGTATCTACACCATCAGTAGGGGCAGCGTGAATCAAAGCGCCGGGGGTGAATTGAGAAGCTTCTCCCCCTGAATACCCCGTAGTAGGAACATCCACCGAAGTGGAAAAATCAAGCAGGGCACCGGAAACGGCACCGATTGGAGCGAGACGCATTTTGTTTCTCCTTTCCTTAGGCCTTGACCAAACCCTGGAGGGAACGGTTCGAGCAAACGAAGTTCCCCATCCAAAGAATCGGGATAACCACCGCGTCCTGGTTGTAGGGCTTGGTTTCATCCATGATAGTCATGTTGGCATCGCTGTGAACCACCATTTCGAGGTAGTTCGTGTTCAGCATATACATGTGCGCGGCGGGCATGCCGGAAACCCCGTCGAAGAAGACCGGGACACCGTGGAAGAGCAGGTTTTGGAACCCGGCGTCGGCTTCCTCTCCTTTGGTGTAGCGCTTGATAGTAACCTGCCCGGCCTCGAAGAACTGGTAATAGTCATTCGAGGAAACAATGATGTCAGGCTTGTCATTGTTCCGGGTAAGCTGCATGAAGAGAGGGAGCATGAGAGATTCCATGACTCCCTGAAGGCCCGAGGGGGTGATGGCGCCACCACCTTGCAACGGGGCCGCGGCGGATTGAACAATCGAAGCCCAGAACGGATTCGTGCTGGAGTTAATCCCACCAACCGTGCCCGTTCCCGCGTCTGAAACAAGCTTTTGCAACCCGTCGATTTGATTCGGGAGGGTTCCATCGGCGTACATGTCGGACGAGAAGTTATTTGCGAAAGTGTGAATCGCGTTGCGGATGCGAGACTTGGCTAGGTTTGCAATCCGCTGGGGACCAGAGTTCATCCGGAGTTCAACACCCGACGAAACCACGTTGATCGCGATTTGCCGCCAGTTGTATTCCGCCGCAGTGAACACGTCACTTTGGGCGATGTTGAGAACATCAAAGCCAGAATAACGCTGGTAAGTTCCATTCGCCGCGTATTCAAGAGGGGTAACGATGGAGTAACCACCATCTTCCTTCCGAGTCCGGCCGCCTTTCATCATCCAGCGATAGAGGGCATTGTGCTTCGAGAAGTTATCCGCGATCGTCTTCCTGTGATTCCGGAAGGTCGTGGTAACAATCTCGGTGAAAACTGCATTTGGGGAAACCATTTACATTTTCTCCTAGTGTTTGGAGTAGTGAGATTTGACGATATCATCAACGTCGTCTTCCCAGGAGGTCTTTCTACGGGTGCGCAGATTTCCATCACCGGAGTCGCTGATGTTCTTGGGATCGGATTTTGCGGGATTTTGTGTTCCGGGGGTGGAAGTAGCTTGCTGTTTGGCAAGAACTTTAGCCCGAACCGCCGGATTCATCATACACGCAAGGTCATAGGCGCTTTGGAGATCAGCCGCGGCGCCAGTTTTGATGAGGTGGAGAATGTTATCCCCCAACTCTTCAGCAAATTCGTTTTTGGGGTCGGAGAAGAAATCGGCGACAAGCTTGGTTTGGGAAGCGAGGCTGATTTCTTGTTGAGAGGCTTGGAAGGTTTGAAAGCCGTTGCGGAGGGTTTGGTTTTCTCGACGCAGGGCCTGGATTTCGGTTTGGATAGCACGAATTTCTGGGGTGACTTCGGTTTGGGAAGTTTCTGTCCCGGAAAGGTCGATTCCGTAGGCCTTGAGGAGGTTTTGAGCGAGGGTTTTCTTTTGCTCGGGTGTTCCAAAGGTGATGGAGAGGTGATTATGGAGAAGTTGTTGGATGAGGGAGACGGGATTGACAGAAGGGTGTTGTTTAAGCACCTCGGAGAAGGGTTTTACCGTCTCAGTCCAGAGATTGTGCCCTTCTTGGTACATCTGCAAGCCGCGCATTACATCGGCTTCACGGTTGTAGACGTAATCATGAACGGCGGGATCGAGCTTAGCCCAGTGGGGCTCCATGTCCTTTTTCCAAGACTTGGGAAGGGCTTTTAGCTGTGGTTGGGATTGGGAAGCGGTATTCTGGCTAGGTTTGTTTTGCTGGGTTTGAAGAGAAGTATCTTCCTTCCCTTGGACAATTTTCCCAGAGTCGTTGTCGATTGTAGTGACCGGGGACCTGTCTTGAACAACAAGATCGGAGTCTTCCCCAAAAAGATCATTCCCGACAATAAGCGCCAGTTCTCCTGGGGTAGAGGTTTCAGTGATTTCGTCCATTTAGCTTTCCAGCTTTCCTTGTGAGACGAGAGCACAGACGGCCTCGTCAATTGTTTTATCAATGGGAGCAAAACCCGCTTCTAGCCGATCTTGCCTATTTCGTGCGATGGTTTCCTTAACCCCGGCTTCTTGGATGAAGCAGCCGGAGACTTTTAGATCCTCTTTATGCTGATCGCGAGAGGAAATCAATTTCCCCGTAGCAGGGGAAACATATTCCTGAAACGCCGCTTGAATCATAGGGGGGGAAAGGATCCGTTTCCTTTCCCCGGAGCAGGAGCAAGCAGGAATCTCATCCCGAGTCGCAATAGTGCGGAAAATCTCGGATTCCTCCTGGCAGATTTCACACTTAAGACGATACAGGGGCATTTCCGGACCTTTCCTGGGGTTTAGGTTGGGATTGTTGCTGCATTTTAAGGGCTGTTTGCTGCATCCCCAAACGGGCTTTGGTAAGTTCGATCTGCATTTTCTCCTTCTCGATCTGGAGTTTTTCGTGTTCGATTTGTAGCTTTTGTTGTTCGAATTGAATTTTAGCCGCGAGGAGGGATTTGTTGGCCTCGATTTCGGATAGCTTGGCTTGGGTTTCGGCTTGGATAATTTGGAGTTCGGCGTCGGATTTAGCCTTTTCAGAGGCGCTTTCGTCCTGTGGGGGTGGGGCTTGGATAGCCTCGATGGAATCCACGATTTGAAGACCAAACTTAAACCGCTGGCAGACAGCGATGAGAATGGCTTTGGAGGCTTCTAATCCGGTTGGGCCAAGTTGGGTAAGGGGGGCAAGTCCAGACATAAGCTGCCCCATCGCGTTCATGAACTCCTGCACCTCCTGCTTATCCGTCCCAGTATCCATATCCACGGTGGAAGAGGTTTGGACGTTGATGGTATAGGTGCGATTTGCATCGCTGGAGATTTTCTCCAGAACCTCTTCCATTGTTGGGGATTGAAGGGTCTTAATTAGTTGGGGATCGGGTGGTTTTGGAGGAGAAGGGGGCTGGCCTTGCATTTGAGCCATTTGCGCAGCTTGCATTTGCTGCTGGGCAAGGAATTGTAACTGTTGCTGTGCGACTTGCTTCTCCGCTGCAAGAGGAATATCCATCTGGGTCATTTCCTTCCACTTTTCCGGGGGAAGGACTTTGGAGGAGCAATCAACAGCCATGCGGTAGAGGTCGCGGACGTAATCGGCCACGATGGTTTGCATTTTGCGTAGGCGGATAGTCCCCCACTTGTTTTTTAGGTCTTGGGCGGTGGCCGTTTCTGACGCGACAGAGGAACCCCGGATGATGTCGGAAATCCCAGTGAGTTCGTAGATGACCTGCTTAATCTGTTGGCGGGCTTGGTAAAGCTGGACAGCGACGGTGATTAGCTTATCCAGAGGGAGCATCCAGATATGCCGATCGAAACCACCTGACTGAGAAAGAAGGGCGCCAGATTCAGAAGCGGGGACAAGAGCGTTTTCAAGCTCGTTATCGGAGAGAATCTTTTGCAGGTCTTCCCCGAGAAGAGAGTTATATGCACCACGGACACGGATAGCGGAGAGGATTTTGTTCAGGCGAACTGTTACGCGGTTAAGTTCCTCGGCCTGGTTTCGGTAGTATTGGTAAAGGGGAATGGGACTAATTTTTCCCGGCTTCGCTGTCATTAGCATAAGGCCGGGAGTGGGGAAAAAGCCGGAGAGTTTTAGGGGATCGTCTTCTTCGGAGAGGAGAATATCCTGCCAGTCGGGGCAAAGGTAGTAGACTTTCTTTCGCTCTTTCACCCAAAGCTCATAAACAACTGTACCAAGGGGTTTGGTTTTGTCCTCTTCATCCTCAACTTCATCGGAGAGGGAGAAATTAACTTCATCCTCGCTCTTGATTTTGAATTGGGCGAAGAGTTCTTCCTTGGTTAGTTCGTGCCGGAAAGCGATCCAGGGGAGTTTAGACCACTTTCGAGTCTTGGGCCAGATGATACCCTTGTAATGCCCCGCGTCGAAGACCAGAGGGACAGCACGATCAGAGTAATAACGAAGGCGAATAAAGCCCATCCCGGCAGTGAGGGAAGAAAGGGTATTCTCCGACATAGCTTGGTCGAGGGATTCAACTCCAGGGTCGGCGGGGTCTGAGAGGATGGTTAGGTAGCGCTCGATTACTTCGGGAATGGGCTTGAGATTCTCCTTGCTAAAACGAGCGCGAACATCGGGTTTGGGGGTGTTGGAGTAAAGGCTAGGAAGGAGAACTTCCGTGTTGGAATAGAGGATGTTGTATGGGTTATCCGAGCCATTCTGCTCCCCGCTTTCTGCATCGTACATACGGACGGCGGATTCCGCAGTTTTCCACCAACCTGTTTTGAACTGCTTTTCTCTTTCTTGGATCTTGTCCAAGAAGGTTGAAAAGTATTGGTTGGGAGAAGAAGTTTTGTCGGGGGAGGGGAGCATTTTTAATACCTCGTTTGACGCGCGGCTTCCCGCTTACGTTGGTTGGCGATGATTTCGTTGATGGTGGGAGCGGCACGGGCAGAGGAGAAATCTACTGGGTTATGCGGGCGTTTTGGGTCTTTGGTTAGGGGACGGGACATACATGCATAGCGAGTTTCATCCGCGGCATGGTCTTCGGAATCGGTGTCAAGGTCTTCCATGTCCTTTTCGTCGTGTTGGAGGGTTGGAAGAGTGAGGATTGTTTGCTCGCAGGATTCGTGGAAATAGAGAAGAGGTTGGGGTTCTTGGGAAAAGCGACGGCGCATCTGTTCCCAGCCGGGTTGGCGAGCGTTATCGCCACGAATCCAATTACAACCCTCGGAAATCATCATTTCTGCGATGGAGGGGCCACCGTTTTGGATAAAGATGGAGGGGTCAGCGACGCCGTAGCGAATATTTTGGTCGACTTCGCGGGAAAGGATGCCGCGGGCGACAAGATTGGCAGACATTTTCAGCCCATGATTCCGCTTCCCGTTCCAGCCATACCACTCTTGGTATTTAACAAGGGCTCCACGAGGAATATCAAGTTCGCCCGATGAAACTGCATACCACCCGACTGAGAAGGGAGAGGCTGAACCCCAATCCATTGCACGGAAACGATTCCAGTGTTGGGGGATGACAAAGCGACCAGTGATTACGTGTTTGTCCAGGTCAAATTCATCGAAATAACGCCCATCGATACCAGACCAGTCGCCATTAAGCCACGCGTTGACGAGGGATTCCGAGCCTGTTTGGCGAAGCCGAAGGACATAACTGGGATCGGATTGGAGAAGTTTCTTGTTATCTTTAAGCTTTGCTGGAATGAAAACTCGATCGATGCTAGCTTTGATAAGAACACCAGGTTCGATTTCAACCTCTTCCTCTTCAGTGATGATTTCGTAGCCGAGGGGATTCGGATCGATGTAACGGGATTTAACCCAGAGATGACCAGGGCCGCCGGGATTACCAGTGAGGCGCATTCCACAAGGAACACCAGCGGCGGAGCGGAGAGTTCCCTTAAGCTTCATAATTGGCTCAGGGAAGGGAAAGTTAGTGGCTTCTTCGACGTAAAGACGGGTGTAGCTGTGGCCCTGATACTCTTCCGCGTCAGAATCCCGATCGAGGTAGGCAAACTTAAGCCGAGCCCCGTTGGGCATTAACCATTCTTTTTTCTGCTCGTTGTATTTAGCCCCGAGTTTGTAGAAGAGTTGCTTGGTTCTGGCAATAACTTCGGAAAGGGCAACAAGTTTACGGCGGACGAAGAGGCCGATCGCATTCTCGCCGTATTGGGAAGAGTGGATTAGCCAGTCACCAATGGAACCGTCAGTTTTTCCCCCACCCCGAGCACCGCCGTAGAAAACTTCAAAGACGGGGCAGCGAACAAGATCCGTCTGTGGCCCTTCTTGAGGAGTCCAGATTACCTCATACGGAGTTTTCCGTGTGAAGTCATGGGAGCTGGGGTTTAGGATCAAGCTTATTGTCCCCCGACGGAATAAACTCCGTCAGCGTTCGGAGAGACTTCTTGGGAAGTGGAGATTTTAGATCGAGTAGCCATCCATTCTTGGGCAGAAGTTGCCGGCATAGGGATTTGGACGACGTAGAGATTATGCTGTGGCGGCGGAGGGGGTGGTGCGATGTTACGATTCCCGACTCCGAGCTTGGCCGCAGCGATTAAGTCGGCATCACGCATGCCAATCCCGTTCTTCGCCTCAACCCGATCCATCAACCGATCCAAAGCCCGCTTTGCTAACGCGTCAACACGGGCCTCAATCGACGCAGTGATTTTTGGGTCTACTAGTACCCCTTTTCTCTCAGCCAATCTTTCCTGAAACGCGTCTGAATTGATAATAATACTCATCCACGCCTCAGTAAACCCGAACTCCCGCGCAAGGTCCCTTTGACTAATTGCAGGCGTTGCAATAATCGCGTCAATTATCGCATCATGGGTATATCGAACTTTTTTAATCTCAGACATAGCGGTAAACCCCCGTCCCGGAGGACCCAAATTTCCCAAGGATACCCCCGGGGGGCCAGGGTGTCAAGGGGCTTTGGATCAGTTGAATAAGAATTCGTTGGGAAGGGGAAATTCCACGTGGATGGAGCCCAGCACTAAACCCCCGTCAAGCCGCCCCCCGCTGTCGGGAGATACCCCGGGGGGTTAGGGAAAGCGATATGAGGGGGAACCCGTATAATCCCGAAGTGAGTACTCACTTCTCTCGGGTTCTGGGGAGGGAGGGAATATCTAAGGAGGAGGAGGGGAAGAGTATTAGGAGAGGGAGAGGAGAGATATACAGGGAAAGTGGGGAATTGGGTTATCAAACGGGGCTTGGAGAGGGAAGGGCTAGCAGAAGGGGAAAGCCTTGTCAAATCAGGGGGCTTGCGTGAATAGGGACGAGTAGTTGACCGGATAAGAGGGGAATGGTGTGCTTCCCGCACAGTTATCCCGGGATTCCCTCGATGAATAGGTTTCCCGTCAAGGTTGCCCCATGATTTCCCCGGTTTCCTCACCCGGGCAGGGGTGGCAGGTAGATGGCTCTTTAGGGGGTGAGTAGTTGAGTGATTAGTAGGGTTGTTACAAATTTTTTTTTTAAGAGACACCTAACCCCCTAGCCATCCATCCCGGTGGGGTGTGCCGTTGTGGGGAAGTCGGGGAAACGATGGGGAAACCTTGAGGGGAAACCGGGGAGATGGGGGAACGGGTAGGGGCTTGGAGTGCTGCCCAGGCGCCTCTATATAGAGAGGTGGGCGAAGGGGCCAGGAAGGCCCTT